TTACTTAATAGGTGCTTGTTAAATGATTCAAATGACCAAGCAGATTTGATGTCAATGATTACATCATCACTCTTCACATCTCGCAAACCAGTTACCCAATCGTTCTGCTTTCTTTCTGTGTCCTCTGTTAAACGTAAATCAAGAATGCGACTTGTTAAATCTCTACCTGCTTTCTCTGCTTCTATGCCTTTAGTGAAGTATTTGTTTTCAAGTTTTGACCTCCGACCAGTTCGCTTCTCAAAGACCAAATCATTTAAGTATTTCTTAGCTGTATCATTTAGCTTGTACGTTTTGCTTTCATTGTGCTTATGCTCTAATGAGTGCCAGGTTTTCTTCTGATTGTCCGTTAATGGTTTGCCTTCTCCGTTTGCTCGTTCACGATAAGCTGTAAGCGTTTCGCTTTGAGTAGCTGTTAATGGCTTCGGTAAATTTACAATCGTGCCTACCGAATGGCTGCGAAAAATGTGTTTTTCAAACATAGTTGTTTTGTTTTGTTTATGTAAAAATATAAAATGATTATCTATTTAAAGAATTATTTTAGGCTTTTTTGTTTTTCGTTTATAGCATCCTGGAAATTTGTTTGTTCTTTAGCACTCATAGCTGACCAAATCATATCAAGTTCTTCTAAAGATTCAGCCTTGACAATGTCACTAATCCAGTCCTTAACTTGTATTTCTTTAAACTCATCCTTATTATATATGTCGGCAGCTATTCCAATTTCAGCAGCGCACTTTTTAAGGCAATCAGTTGCAGCAGATTTTAAATCATTACCAATAGACAATGGTACACGATTGCCATTTGCATCTGTGCCTCGTTTATACATTATGTCCTTATTTCCATATTGCGTTTTGATAATAGTGCGACCATTTGACCTGCAAGTTAACCGACCTTTTACGATTGCTTCATCGTGCATAATCTTATCTTCTAAGACTTCAAAATCCCAATCCCATCCAAACATTAGATTTAAGACCTTTTTAACGTATCCTCCACTTACATAATCCCACGTTCCACCTCCTTTAGCTGGACGCTTCTTTACATACGCTTTAGGAGTGCGTTTAAGTATCTGTGCTAATTGGTTTGCGTTTAAGCTGTTGTCATCTACCAGGCTTAAATCTTCTGCGCTTATAAGTGCTAAATTATTCTCTTTCATTTTACTTAATTTTTATGGTTATTTGTTTAGTTCCGTTAATCATTTTTAAGGTGTTATCTGCGCCCATTCCAAACTTGGATAGCTTGTGTCTGCTGCACAGCTTTACCTCTGTTTCAAACACAGCTACCAGCGTAGTTATGTTAGTGTCATTTAATAGCCTTTGCGATAGGCTGTATAATGCGTTAAATTGTTCCATTGTTTTGCTTTTTAAAGTTACGAAATTTTAAGTTCTAATCCAACTAATTCAGCGTATTGTAGCATCTTAGTTGTGGGCATATCAAATTTATTCTGCTCCCAGTTTAAGACGCTTTGTGGAGTGCTGTCTAAATGCTCTGCTATGTCCTTTTGAATAAGTCCTTTTTCTTTGCGCTTGGCTTTTAAGATTCCAAGCAAATCTGTATAAGATAATTTTTTCATTTTAGATTGTTTTAAAAAATGTTAAGTAAAATAATATAATTGCTATAATTGTATGCACAAATAAGGTTTTACTTATTGTGCCTTTTTCAATGTGCTGCATTCCCATTGTGAACAAGGAAATACAAGCCAGTAATAAAAAAAATAAACTTTGCATTATAATAGATTTTTTTCGGTTAAATAATTAATAATATCTTTATGCTCAAATTGATAATCACACAAGTAGGTGTGCAGTTCTTCCTGGTCATACCCATTGTGAAAATTAAAGGTGTGATGCATTTCAATTACACTAACATCACCATAGTAATCACACACTTCCAAGTCCAAGAATTTACATAAGTCATACTTGCATATGCTGATGTCTTTTTCTGTGAATAATGTATCTTCGTAGTAGATGCTACCTTCTACAGTTTCGCCATCTTGATGGTGCAAGTCAAAAAGTTTTTTCCGTTGTGTTAGCTTATTAATAAAGCTGCCAAATGTGTTTGTCCAGTTTTCCATAATTTTGTTTTTTGTTTTGGTTTACAAGTTAATTATAATTTGGCAATTTTCAAACTTTTGAGGATTGTTTGCCATTAACGTTTCTAAATAATCATTAGGATTAATTGCCATAATTTCTAAATAATCTTCTGGATCAAGAGGGCATTGCCAACTATCGTTTTGTGAGCCACCTTGTCTTACTATTGCGTATGCTTCCATTTTTATTAAGTTTTTTTTATGCCTACTCTGTTGTATCGGATTTTCGGCATCCTCCGTTTATTTTTTTGTTATAATTTGTGACTCCATTTGTCTATAAAATCTATATAATACTTTAATGCATCTTTATCCATTCTATAATGACCTATTTCGTTATCATTATAATAAAGACTAAAATGTGTTTTGGTTTTATGTGGTGTTTCAGTAACACCAATTATTTGTCTCCACGCAGAAATAATAATGTCTAATCCGTTTGGAGTTTTTGCTTTAAAACTTTTTGTTATAGTTGTTAAATTTCCTTTAATTTTTGTTTTGCTTATTAAATTTGTCATCGTGTTTTGTTTTTGTATGGTGCTTCATTGCTACCATACCTCTAATATAAAACCCTTTTTCCGAAATAAAAAATTTTGTACCTTAATAAGTAAAGTTTTTTTTAGTTTTTTTTGTAACTGCTTGATAATGAGTAAAAATAAAATGGGCATAATCCGAAGAAAATGCCCACAAAACAAAACAATCTATTATGAAAGGATGCATTGCACATCCATAGACAATTCAAATATAACTCACTATATCGGCAACCACGCAAAGGCTTTTGTGTTAGTTTTCAACATCTGTAAAAACTTGGTAAGCAAAACTCCACCACCCATAAACCCACCAGCCACAAGTAGGGCAGTTATCCTGGTAAGTCCTTGCATAAAGTTTAGGAATTTATCTGTCTTTACTTCCGTTTTATTATCGTTCTTTACTACTTTGGTGTTTTGAACATTGGATTGTCGTTCAGTTTTTTGATTCTGCTTATTGATCTTTACTGCTTGTTTACCTTTGTATATGATAATGGTGTCCATAATCACTCCGCTATTGCAATAGCATTGCTGTAAGGCATCCTCACACGCTTTTAAATTGGATTTTAAGTTCCTTTTACTTTGACCAAACGTAAGACCAAATAAAAACATTAATATAAATAGTTTTTTCATATCATTAATTTAAAAATCATCTTCACACCAAATCGGTGTTTTATCACCAAACCACGCTTGTCTTAAATTAAATTCAAAAAACTCATCGGCTTCTTCTGGTGTCATATGTTCTTCCAAAATCCTTATGCATTTCTTAACTGAATAAATTAAACGCATACTATTCCAATCAATGCCAATTATGGCATCATCAAAACCATCTGCTTTTAACAATTCTTCTTCTGGATAACTCTCCAATATTTCTTCCATCATAATATTAGTTTATGTATTAATTTATCATTCTTTAATTCATACACCTGCTTGTCTATTTTATCCTTTTTATTTACAAATGTTTTTGCTGGTGCTTTTATAGTTTTTTTTGTATATCCAAACAAATCATTAATGTGGTAAATTTTAACCCCATCATCATAAAAGTTAACATAATAAATTAAGCAGTTATGATTGTCTGCAATATTTTTTAATGCATCATACTTACTTGCTTCCAATAACGCAGATTTGTACTTGTCCATTTTGCAAGACCTCACCTTAATTTCTACAAGTATATTCTGCCCTTGCAAGTTCTTCCAAACCTGGTCATAAATAGCATATGCATCAACGCTATCACTTACCCATTTGTATTGAGTAGATTTATTTAATAGTTGCTTTGCAAGTATTCTGCCTTTTTCTTCATATGTTGCTACTGATTGATTCACAATTCTATGCTTTTAAATGATTTGATCTTGCCATCTATTTCCTCAATCGCAAATCCTCTCCGACCTTTGGCAAAATTAGTGCTTACCCATTCCGATGATGGAGATAAAGCAAAATAACTATTATACTCAAATTTAGGATTACTGCTATCTCTAATAAGTTGGTGTGAATCACCCTTTTCAAAGCAGATTTTATAGCTGTGCAAATTGTGCTTATCAATGTAGGCTCTAATGTGGTCTTTTGCCTTTTGGTCAAGTTGAGCCTTAAACCCAAATTTCTTAAACTCTTTATCCTTTCCGTGTGTTATGATAAATGCCCAGTTATCAATGGTGTAATGGCTTATAAATTGATCGTGTATGTTGTACTCCACATCTGGCAGTAAGTACTTTAAAACCTCTTTTACTTGCAAGTTTACGATATGCCCAAAATCTCCTGCGTGATTGTCATTCACTATGCTGTGAAATTCCAATGGCACACCTAAAGTTGCCAATGATGATGCTAAACGTATTTTAAAACTTGATGCTATCTTAAAGCATTCCACGTTGTCCATATTTTGTGGCAATTTGTGACCTCCTCGTGTAGTTTCGGCATTATATCCATCTACAAAATCTCCTAACTCCTGCACAACTATCTTACTATGCCCATTAAAGTCCATATTAACCTGGCTGACTATTTCTTTAAGCGTATCTTCCAATTCATCCTTACCCCATTTGCCACTATCGTACAAATCATTCTTAATATGCATTCCGATATGTGTATCTGTATAGGTAACCTTTAGCACTTTGTTGCTATTTGGCTTAATTTTAGCCACTTTTAAAGGCTTTATATTACTCGCCTTTACACTTTGCTCAATGACATCTTTATTAAGTTCAAATAACGCTTTATTTTGGCTCTCCTTTGTGTAGATTTTCCATTGTTGACCAGTAGATTCATTGGTGCTTAGTCTTGATAACTCCAAATGTTCTGGTGGTAAAGCTAATTCTGTCGGCTGCAGCTTCTCAGTTCGGCTGATGATGTTGCCTTGCTTGTCATATTTGCGCTGTGTTTCTACAAATTTCTTTGCAAGTTTATAGTACTTTGACCTTATGGCTAAGTAGCTATTGTTAGGATTGACCAATCGCCTAAAGTAAGACTCATTACTTTCGCCCTCTTGTTGTGGGTTAGCTTTTATCAGTTCTCTTGCTGTCATTTCCTTTGGTTTTGTTGTGAAATTCTAATAGCCTTTCATAGTAAGCTAAGTAAAGTTTATTGCCACTATTAATCTCTAAAAATGATGTGTGTGATTCTACAAATTGCCTTGCATTTATGATAGTGCCATTGTCTAAATTGAATCCGTTGTATTGTTCAAGGTCAAGTTTAAGCAATTCTTTTTTTAGTTCTTGCAGTTTCATTTGCGTACAATGTAAACAAATTATTTGATATTCCTATAAGCAAGTTTTGCATCAAACGATGGGCATTCTTTTATACGTTCCCAACTATCCACCTTTCCGTTTAAGTTTTTGTCTGGTGATATGTCCCTATGTCCTAAGATTTCTACCTTGCTTATATCTTGGTAATCACTTAGAAAGTTTAATGCATTATCAATCTCGCATAGTAATGCATCTTTCTGTGCATCTGTGCGTGTATCTTCTGCCTTGTTTACATCTTGCTTGTTTACTCCTCCAATATAGCAGATATGTATGCTTGTGCTGTTGTAGTATTTAACTCCGTTAGTAACCTGGTCATATGGTGCTAATTGGAATACCTCGCCATCTTCTGCTATTATACGATGATAGCCTACAGACTTCCATCCTATGCTCTTCCAATAACGTTTAATTGATTCTACTCCACCAAATCCAGCAGAGCAATGAATAAAGATTCTTTTAATTTTTCTCATTGCATCATAATACGCACTTCATTAACTGCCTTGCGTATTTCATCCTTTGTATTGTCGCTTATCTCATCATCTTGTACCTCAAAATCTACAGCTACAAAAAAGAATTTTTCTGGCATCATCTTAATAAAATAACACAAAGAGCATTTTACATTTTGAACGCTAAATATTGCCCTTAAATGTCCACTTAAATCTCTGATATTAACCCAAACTTTTCTATTCTTTAATAGTGGATAAACTACTTTCTCTTGATACTCCCCATCCAATAGCTGATGGTTAAAACTACTGCGCCATAAAGATGGATAAATTATTGTGCCATAAATAGCATCACCTGCCATTATCTTCATACCACTATTGTGTATTTTGACAAGCACAGCCTTTTTAACTTCTGGACATTGTGCCAATTCTTCTAAAATCTGAGATATTTTAGGATTTTTGGTTACAGCGTTTTCTACGTTGTTACGAAACATTTTATTCTTGATTGCTTTCCAATTTGGTAACGCAACCACCATACCTAAAAAACCACCTACAGATGTAATTATTGATGCAATAATAATATCACTCATTTCTTCGGCATTGCCATTTTAAATAGTTGCCTGGCTACTGACTGAGCAGAATACCCAAGTAAAATCGCTGTGAATGTGTTTAAAGGATAAAATGGTTTAAGATCATCTTTTGCAAATACAAAAAGCAATACTATCAATGCGCTTATGCCTACGCTTATAAGTTCAAGTCCACTATCTAGCTTTATGCCTTTTTTCTTAGCATTGTAAAGTTTAGTTAATAGGTGCAATATTACACCACCTAAACCCATTAGATAAAGTTCTGCAATCGGACTCATTAGAATATAATGATTTTATTAATTATGCCATCGCTATCTTGTTCACCTTTCCAAAGTACTGGCTTTGTTCTATCAAGATAAGCTATCATTTGCTTTTTATATCTTGTTGCCATTGCCATAGCTTGTCGCTTTGCTTCTTCTACGTTTGCAATTACCTCGTTGCTGCCTTGTGCAGTTTGTGCGCCCTTGTTACCAGTTTTGATATGGTTAGGTTTGCTAATGTAGGCTTTTAGATTATAAGCTATGTAAGGCTTTAAATAGCTGCTTAACAAAGTTGCATAGCTACCAGGATTGGCTACTACATCATCATACAAATCTGTACCTAATACAGTCATTACTTGCTCCCACTCCACTATCTGAATCACGTTATCCTTAACAGCGTTAATGTCAAAAGTATTACTAAACGCTAATGCCTTTATCTCTGATTTACTCGCTATCATTGTCTGAAATTATTTTAGCTTGTTGTTCATCCATCCCCATCATTTTAAGCAATTCTTTAACTGCTTCTGTACCTATCGTTTCCTTGTTCTGTAAAAGTGTTGTGATGTTGCTTAAATCGTTAACAACGTTCATCGGTGATTGATTGTTAAACTCAACCTCACCTTCGTAGATAGTTCCTTCAAATGCTTTCTGCACAGCACCCATAATTACATCTTGCTCGTTTTGGATTAAGCGTTCTGCCAATTCCCACTCGTTACGCAATTGCTGATTGTTGCCTAATGCACCTGCACTTTCTAAACCTGCTAAACTTCTAAACCAGGAACAAGCCTTTACGATGTTATTTTCTACCATCTTCTGCAAATCCATAAAGCTACCCTCCTTATTCATCGGATAAGTAACATATTCTGGCGGCTGAACATCTCCAGTCTTAGGAACGATCAAACTCTTGCCACTTCGCCCTCCACTTGTACCTTTAATATTCTGCTCAAGTTTGTACTTCTTGTCCTTTAAGCCATCCTCACCATTCTCATCTGTAACATCTCCAAAATCAAACAATAAGATGCTTGATAAAGTTACTCCGTTTTCAAATTGGTTAGCGTTATATTGACCGATTAAACTTTCTACTTGTGCATCATAAAACGCACCACTCCAAACTGGCAAAGGGTAATCATTTTGCCCACTCTCATACTCAAATATTGGAATGATTGTTCTGCCCTCTTCATCGTAGTTAGGAAATAGCGTTCTTTGTATTGGCTCAATTCTATTGTCGTTCCAATCTTTAGATATTGCTACCTGCTCTGGATGCTCTCCATCATACTCACAGAATCTTACTTTACTTGCATCTAAATGGTAAATAAATACCTCACCACCTATACGCACAGATTCAATAAAACCATAGCCATAAGTTCGTCTATCTTTAGATACACGCTTAGACAATTCAAACCAGTTGTAGTACTTGTTTAAATCATCGGTTAACTTGCTTTCTAATGCCTGGTTTTCAGTTAAGATACTACCATAGCTAACATATTCAGCAAATGAGTTAATAACAGCTTTTAACGTGCTGCTTTCCTTTGCTAACTTGCTAACTTTTTGAGGGAATAAATTGTTATCAGTTGTGCTAATTAATCTTATTCCTTGCTTGGTAATTATCTTTTCTTTCTCTGTGTAATCTGGTAACTGAATTACGTTGTTACTGATCGGAAAGTTTATTTGCCTTTGCTGACTTCTTTGCTTTTTTTGGTTTTTGCTCTGCACGTTCTATGTATCTAATTAGTCCTCTGAATTCGGACATTAACGAAAGTTTGTAAATAGTATCTGCTGATTCAAGGTTAGTATCAAGGAGTCCAAACCCCTTGATACCAATTTTTTCACCTTGATACTCTTTTTTAAATCGCCACATCATCTTATACAGATGTTGCTGCAACTAACTCTGCTACTATTGCAGTAACAGTTGTTGCTGGTGTAGATGCTCCAGAGATACCGCTTAATACTCTTAATGGCTCACCTTGCTCGGCAGTCATTGTCATAGAGAATAAGTTATCGTCTGTTTTTGCACGTCCACTTGTTGACTCAAAAGAAGAAAATGCTGCAAATCCTTCATCTAAAGATTCTGCATCATAACCTACAAACAAAAGTCTGTCACCATCATACAACCTGGCTACCATATACTGCTCACAAGCATTTCTGATTGCTGTTAATTCTTTTCTTTGAGTGCTTGTTGGATTAGCTACTGCGAAATTAACGCTAACCTCGTTGCTTCTTTCCATTGATTCTGTTACTTCACATTCTCCACGTTTGAAATTTAATTTTCCAAAGCCATCTCCTGCTCCTGCAAAAACTAAATTAGTGATGTCGTGATCTGTACCTAAAGATACGCTTACCATATCTTCTAC